CGCTTTGCCGGTGGACGAAGGCGAAGATCAAAAAGAAAATGAAGGAAGGGGATATCGACACGACGAATGCCGAGGCGCTGCTTGAGGAAATGAAAGACAACGCCAAGGATTCGGAGAAGCCCGATAAAGCGAAGGAAATGGTTGATGCTGCCGGAATCAAAGGCGACGGACGCGGCAAGTACGCTCTCATATACCGCACATGGACCATGCTCACGATCGATGGAGAGCGGCGAATTTGTCTTGCTTACTATGGAGGGAAAGACCGTATCCTTTCGTGCAAGCGTAACCCCTACTGGTCTGATCGGATCGATATTATTTCGGCCCCGACTGACAAGGTGGATGGTTCCTTCAAGGGTGTTTCCCGAGTTAAATTCGTAGCCGATCTTCAGTATCAGGCGAATGACGCCTGCAACGAGGGCATGGACTCAGCGGCTTACGCGCTCATGCCAATCGTGATGACCGATCCCGAGAAGAACCCGAAGACTGGTTCGATGGTGCTCGCGCTTGCGGCGGTTTGGGAAACTTCGCCAACTGACACTCAATTCGCCAAGTTTCCAGCTCTTTGGAAGGATGCGCTTGAGATCATCGCGGCGTGCAAGTCGGAAATTTTTCAGTCTCTCAGCGTCAACCCGGCGCAGATCACGCAAGCGGCAAACCCCAAGTCCAAGAAGCCGAGCCAAGCCGAAATTGCCAACGAGCAGCAGATTGACCTTTTGACGACGGCGGATGCTGTGACGATCATGGAAGACGAGATTTTCTCCCCCATGCTCGCCTTCATGCTTGAGCTTGACCATCAGTATCGCGACAAGGATTTGACCGTCCGTGAGTATGGTGAGACGGGCATGAAGGCGAATATGCAGGAAATCCCGCCGCTCTCGCTCAATAAGCTCTACGAGTTCCGTTGGTTCGGGGTTGAGGCCGCGCGCAACGCACAGCAGATGCAGCAGCAGATTGGCGCGATCAACGTTCTCAAGACCGTACCTCCACAAATGTATCAGGGTTACAAGCTCGATTTAGGGCCGGTACTCTCACAGATGATGGAAAACCTTTTCGGCCCGCGGCTTGCGCCGCTGACCTTTAAGGACATGAGGAAAGAGTTGTCTTTCGAGCCTCAGGAGGAAGACAAGGTTCTAGCGGAGGGGTTTCTGACCCCGGTGCATCCGCAAGATGACCATATGAAGCACATTCAGGATCATATGCAGGCCGCGCGGATGGGCGATCCGGGGGGCGCTTTCAAGGTCCATATCATGGCGCACCTTCAGGCGCTCGAAGCCATGCAAATGCAGAGCGCGCCAATGGGCTCAGGAGCCCCGCCAGCGGGCGCGGGCGGCGGCGGGGGCGGCCCCCGCCCCGGAGCAATGCCCGCCCAAGGGCGGCCCGCGCAGCAGCCCCCAGGGGCTATCCACGCTGACCAGATGAAAGACCCTCAAGCCGCTCCGAGGGTCCAGTGAACCGTGACAGGTTCTTCCCTGCGATTCGCGCGTCCGTGTTTCGCGGGTTTTTGAACCAGGGGCAGGTTGACGGCCTCAACGATATCCTCGACGCTTATGAACTTGAGCATCCGGTAGTTCTTGACTACCGCCCGCTCGCTTACATGCTGGCGACGGCTTTTCATGAGACGGCGGCGACCATGCAACCGATCGAGGAATACGGCAAAGGTCGCGGGCTCGCTTATGGGCGCCCGTTTAACGGGCGAGTTTACTATGGGCGCGGTTATGTCCAGTTGACGTGGCTAGCGAACTACCAAGCCATGTCATCGATCGTTGGCGTTGATCTTGTTACCAATCCAGAGCGGGCGCTTGTACCGAGCATCGCATTCAAGATCATGTCTTACGGCATGGAGAACGGGGTTTTCACCGGGCACAAGCTCGCGGACTACATCACGCCTACAAAAACTGACTTTTTCAATTGTCGCCGCATCATCAATGGCGTAGACCGAGCTGCGATGATCGCGGATTATGCGCAGGACTTTTTGCAAGGGCTAGACGCATGAGCAAGTTTCAGATCGACCCAAAGATACAGATGGCGGTTGCTTTTTTCGTGGGGGCGATTTCGTTTCTCGCGAGTTCTGCGCTGTTTTCGTCGGTGTCGCCCGAAGCGCAAAAAGCCATCCATGATTGGGCGTCCCTGTTCAATCAGTTTTACATCATCGTGGTGACTCCGTTGATGTTGGCATATACCAACTCAAACCCCGGCCCGCTGGCTCCCCCAGATGCGCCGAGTGTCGTAGCCGCGAAGACGCAAGCGGATGCGCTTGTTGTCAAGGATGCAAAGGACGTGAAGCCATGAAACTCTTGTTCGCACTACCACTCTTGATCCCGCTCGCGGGGTGTCAGACCACGTTGCAGAATCTCACCCCGGCGCAAGATGCTGCGCTCGCCTGCCTTGGTGCGCAGGCGGGGTCTGCCATCGCGGCGACTTCCCTGAAGCCAAACACGGCGGCGGCGGTCGCGGCGAACGGGCAGGTATTATGCACAACTGCAACGGGCGTCGCTTCGATTGTTGGAACCAAGTAAGTGACGAATCCCCAGGATTCAGGTAACTTCTTTGCCTCCTGGGGATTCGTGGAGTTCGCAGTGGCGGCGGCCTGGACGGTTGTTACGGGGTTAGCTGGCTTTGTTTATCGGCTGACCATGCGCGTTGGGATGCTTGAAGACGGCGCAGAGCTACGTGAAGTGAATACCGAGCGCCGACACAAAGAAAATCTTGCCGCGTGGGATCGTATCGATAACCGTGTGGCGCAACTCACCGCGCGGCTAGATGGGGTTGTCGATCGAGGCCAGAACGGGGGGATTAGAAGATATTGACGACATGAAAAAAGCATCGTAAGCAAACAGGTGTTTTCGACTTGTGGCCGTAAGTCACTGTTCGAGTAGCGACCGTTAGCCGCTTGGAGACGAGGAAATGGCAAAAGATCCGAAGGACCCTAACGACGATGAAGAAATCCTCGAAGAAAATGCCGAAGATGCCGGACTCGATGACGACGAAGGCGGGGATGAAGCCGAAGCAGGGCAAGAATCTGAAGACGCTTCGTCCGAAGAAGGGCAGGTAGAAGAGCCGCAATCGCGCGGCGAGCGCAGGTTTCAGAAGCTTTCCACCACGGCGCGCGAGGCCGCCGCCAAGGCGCAAGCTTTAGAAGTTGAGGTCGCGCAGCTTAGGGCCGAACGCGCACAGCGCGAAGCCCAGGCGGCGCAGCCGAAGGAACCCACCCCGGAAGAGGAAGCCGCAAAGCTTGCTCTGATGACGGTGGAAGAGAGGGTCGATTATCGGCTTGAGAAGGCTGAGAAGCGGCACCAACGCGAGATTGCCTTGACGCGGTTTCAGGCGGCGGACATGGCGGACCGGGCGGCGTATGAATCGAAGGCGGCGGCAAATCCGAGGTACAAGCGTTACGCGAAGGAAGTTGAAGACCTATTGGCTTCGGAGCGTCGTGCAGGGCGCGACTTTCCTCGCGAAACAGTGCTTCGGTTTGTGCTGGGGGGAAAGGTTCTTGACGGGGGTCCGACGCGCGACAAGGCGGCGGCGGCAGGCAAGGAGCGTATTCGGGGTCAGCAAGCGCGGGCCGATTCGGGGCGCAGCGATCGTGCGGCGCCACAAAGAGGCAGGGGTTCCGGCGATAGCGTCGAAGCTCTTGAAAAGCGTCTTGCGGGGCAATTCATCTAAGCTTGGCGGCTGTTCGCTAGGCTAACACAAGGCGAACGGCAATGCCCATCAATCAGTCTGGCGCTTTTCAGGCAGATGTTGTCACATATATTGCGAAGACGACGCTCCCTCTCGCGAGGCGTCGGTTGGTGGTCTATCAGTTTGGCGACCCCCTAGAGCTGCCCAAGGGCAACGGGGTCGTCTATCAGGCGGCTCGCTGGAACCGGGTTCCGCTGCCTTACGCGCCTCTCTCCGAAGGCGTTCCGCCCATCGGACAGACCATGACGGTCACGATGGTTTCGGCCACGGTGCTTCAGTGGGGCGACAAGATCACGCTCACTGACATCGCGGAAATGACGATCTTCCACCCGATGTTCAAGATCGCCAAAGAGCTTTGCGCGCTCGCCGTTGGCGAGACATTCGAGCGCAACACGTTCAACAATCTACAGGGCGGGACACAGGTCAATACGGTCAATTCGCGCGGCTCGCGATTCCTGCTTCAAGCAGGCGACGTGATGAACCTGCACGAGATCAACCGTATGTATGCGGCGCTGGCGACCCTTGGCGCCCCCCGGTTCATGGGCGATGAACAGACCGACACGAAGCTTGAAGCGGAAGCGGGCGGCGCGCGTGCCTCCGCCGACCCCCGTGGTATCCCGCACTACACTTGCGTTGCGCATGATCTCGCCTCGCAGGACTTGCGAGAGAACTCCACCTTCGTTCTGGCGTCGTCCTACAGCGATATCAACAAGCTCTATAATGCCGAGATCGGCGAGCTTGGAGGTGTCCGGTTCACGACCACAAACATGGTCCCGACATGGACCGGCTTCGCGCAGCTCTCGGGCACACCGGGCAGTTCGGGCGCCCTTGCCGCGAACACGTACTTCATCATCGTCACGGGGTCCGACACACAGAACCAGTACGAGTCCTATCTCACACAGGTTTCGGCTGGCATCACGACAACGGGGTCCAACGGTTCAATCACCGTGACCACGCCAAACGTTGCGGGCTTCACCTGGAACGTCTACATCGGCACTTCGACCACGCCGGTTAATCTCGGACTCTGCCCGGCCTTCGGTCCATCACAAGGCCCGCTGGCAGGGCAGGCAACACAGCTCCCCGGCAATACGGCAGTCACGATCACAGGCATTGGCGTATCGCAGGCTCCGCCCGCGCCAGCGCCTACCGGGCAGACCGTTTACCCCTGGTACGTCTTCGGTCGCGGGGCTTACGGGCAGGTCAAGCTTGACGATATCAAGTGGTCCTACCTCGTGGACGGCGATAAGTCCGACCCGCTCAATCAGTTGCGCGTCGTGGGTTGGAAGGTGATGTACGGAACTATACTTTTAAACGTTCAGTTCATGGGACGTATCGAGAGCACGTCGGCCTTTAGTGCGACCTTCGCGTAAGGAGTAGAAATGGCTCTCCTGACACTCGGGACGAACGCGACTACCACACTGGCCGCGTTCAACTTCAGCCGTAATCCCGCGCACTTGGCGGACGTGGCGACGTTCAATGCGAATGTCAAAAACGACCTTGTGAACGGCAACCCAATCTGGCCCGGCGCGTTCAGATCGGGGCTGCTGCAAATCCCCAACCGGGGGGTATTGCAAATTCTCCCCGGCGACTTCATCGCCTATGACGCAACGGGCTGGCCGATTCTCGTATCGGCCAATGCGATTGCGTCGGGCTCAACTTCGTGGACACATAGTTGATGGCGCGGAAAATCAGCCGACCGATCTCGACTTCAAAGCAGTCGGAACCGGCGAAAGCCGAGCTTCACCTTGACTTTGACAAGCTCCTAACTCGGGAAGAGCGCGAAGCGATCAAGGCCAAGGCGGCACTCAAGATCGAGGCCCGCGACAAGGAGGAAGCATCGGCGCGCTACCTCAAGGCGGAAATGGAGCGTATCGACAAAGAGCTGCACCCGGAAGCTGAAGTGCAGATGGTCTCCTTTACGCCGCAGCTTGCCGACTTCGCGGACGCCATCCGCATGGAGGGGCGCACGTATCATCACGGGTTCACCTATGAAGTGCCCGCGCACCAGCTTGCGCAGCTCCTGGATATCCAATACCAGACGCACCGGCACGACCGGGAGATCACGCGAGGGCGCAGCTCCGAAGAGTTTTACAGGCGGTCGCGCGACCTGTCAGTCGGCGCGAACGGCGTTACGTCGGGCAAATCAGCGAGGTTTTGAGTGGACGACCAAAGCAGGGATTACGAAACTCCAGCGGTCAAGACTGACGTTCCGGCGATCGGTATCACGCTCCAATACCCTCTTGACGAGGGCGTGGGGCGGGGCTTGGTCTTTCAGACCTTCGTCGCTGCGGACTGCGCGATCGGCGATCTTAACGGCGCCCTGGACAAGGTGCGGCGGGCCGCTGACCGGCAACGGGCGATCGTCTCGTTACCGACGCTGCGGGGGCTCTCGAGCGACAAGGAAGACGCGCTGAAAGCCGAGATCGAAAAGTATTATGAAACGGAGGTCGCGAGAGACAATCTCCATAACCGGCGCGCGCAGGCGGTTGCTACCTCAGATCGGCGCAACCCAAAGCCGAGTGCGCTTGACGCGGCGGAAGACGCGAAGATTCAGCAGCTATTGCAGGGCGGTCAGAGCGCAATCCTCCAGCTTCAAAAGGCGATCGTTATTGACAAGCGGAAGGTTGCCGACGCCGAGAAGCTTATCAGCGCCGGGGAATGAATGCCCCTCCAAGCGCAGCAGATCGTCTCCCTCGCTTGCGCGACAGCTAAAGTCCCGTCCTGGCTTTCGCAAGGCGGGATGCTTCTTAACTCGATCCTCTCGGAGTTATGCACGTCCTATGAATTGGACGCGGCCCGGAAGACGTTCAATTTCAGTTTCAATTCTGTGGCGGGGCAAAATTCGGGGCCTTACACACTGCCTACCGATTGGCTGCACGCCGACCGTAACGACGTGTTTTATACAATTCAAGGTGTTAAATATATCATGATCCCTGTGAGCTATGCGCAGTTCAATGCGATGGTTCAACAGCCGGGGCTCAACGCTTATCCTGAATATTATGCTGTGGATAACGCGCCGATCAGTTCGGGGGGAGCCCCCCTCATGTACGTGTGGCCGCCCGCTGGCGGGGCATACGCTGTGACGTGCGTTTACTATTCGCAGATGCCTGACATTACCACTCCTGAGACAAGTTCTGTTATCCCGTGGTTTCCGAATCAGACCTACCTGCTGCGGCGTCTCACAGGCGAGTTGATGCTGCTATCCAACGATGACCGGGCAGCGACTTTCTTAGGCGGGGAGACGGTGCAAGGTGGAGCGACCTTTATGGGGGCTGCGGCGCTCCTTGTGCACTACCTGAAACTTAAGGATGACTCGCAGGTTGTGAAAACGGTTACGCTCGATCGGCGCTTGTTTGGCCCCAATTTCGATAAGCTCCCAAACACAAAGACGATCGGATGGTAACGACGGCGCAAGCGACACAGGCGGCGCAACTGGCGGAGTCTATTTCGCAGTTGCAGCTGGCAATCGCGCAGTTGCAAGCGGTCATCGCGGCCAATATGACCGTTTCAAAAGTCATCGTTATGTTTAATGAGACGGTGGTCCCTGTGCATATTGATAACAAGCTTACACAGGCGGATACGAATACCTTACTAAGCGGTGGTTTAGCAATCTTGCAAGGGTACTTGACCGCCGCTGAAACAGCACTTGCGGCGATATCATGACACTGCGCAACGCAAATCCGCTTCGTTTCTCGCCTAAAGGTCTATCGGATAGTATTGACGAGACGGACGAGTTTCCCGGCGCTTGTTCAATTCTATCTAATCTTGTTCCTGACAACTCAACTAAGAATGTGTGGGTTCCGAGACCCGCCGCCATAACTGAAACGATTCTTGAAGGTGGCAATACGCCCGTTCAAATTACCGCCCTTATTGTTATAGGTGAGTTTGTATACGGTATGGCGTCGGCAACCACCGGGGCTTTGGCTGGTTTTGACGTACCGTTTTGTTATACTGTTACTTTCAGCGTTACGGGTCCGAGCGGCGTAGACTCTACGAACCTTTTGCCTGCCACTGTTCCGACAACGGGTGATTGGGTTCCCCCGACAATAGACGTTGTGGGGCCTTACGTTGTCGTGACGCATCCGGGATTCTCTTCGCCAAATTTCTTTGGGTGGTTCGATACAACTGACCCGAACCACCCCGTTTGGCACGCGGGTAATCTTTTTGAAGTGGGCTCAATCTTAACGCTCGGCACGCTTGCGGGGGGTACGGGATATACACCGGGGTTTTATGGCAGCGTGCCGTTGACCGGAGGCACGGGCACAGGCGCGAGAGCGAGTATCAATGTTACGGCTGGGGGAAGCGTCGGTCCTGG